ATATGCGTATGCTTGTTTAACCTGCTTCATACCAATAATTCTTTCATTCGTAAGAATTTGGCGTCCGGGCAATTGTACATTTTTACATAGTAGATTCAGCGTACGAGTATCTACGATTCCTGGTAATGCTGGAAGATATACACGAAATAAATTAGGTGAAGCAATGCCTCTGCTTAGTGCACCTTTTAATTGATCGACGCTATAAACCATTAGATCATTTTCCTTGAATCTCTATATACTGTAGCTTTGCTTGATTTTTGGAAATCAGCAGTTGGTAAAAATGTTGCTATCTCCCATTCAGGAGCAGGCACAAGAGCAAATCTACTTCTTACATGTTCATTTAAATAATGTTTAAAACACGGTTTAAAATATTTTAATTTAGAAGTACGTTGCAGCATATTATATCGAATTTGAAACTTTGTGGTTTCATCATAGCTTTTATTATTTGTAATATCCATTAGACCATCGAGCATTCGAGCGCGTAACACAGGCGGAAGATAATGTAGATTTAATCCATAGAATCCACCAGCCGCGGGCCCGACTACAATAGTCAATGGAAAGCTGTCATAATATGGCAGAGTATCTTTTGTTTTCGGATCATAGAAATACATGTACATATTACCAAGTATACCACGATTTCTTAACTCAACAGGATCTTGATTCATGAGTTGCCGACGATCAACACGACCCATCGATTGCGCCTTACGCCTAAACCAATCCATTGATTCTCTTGACCTTGGAGTAATACCTGCTCGAAAAGCTTCGTACTCTAGTTTTTGAAATATATTTGTCATACCACTATTTATATGTTATTTCGTCTTTTTTCTCACAGGACCAAGCGGCTTTAATTTCTTAATCGGTTTTGGCATAATCTTCATTTCTTGTAGAGTTTTTTCTGTCCATATCTGAAACTCCCATCCACGATCTTGTGCAAAACTGTTTGCGGCTTCCCACTTATTCATATTCTTAACGTACGTTAATCCTTCATTAATGTATTGTTTTGTCTTACGTTTGCCTTGTGGTGGCATAGTTTCTTTTTCAGGTTTAATCTCTACAAGAAGTGTTCTATTATCTTTAAACGTGATTTTAAGATCAACAAAGTAACGATGGTATCTCTTATCAACTTCATAAAAATACGGAACTACAATTTCTTCTGAACTCCATGCTTTTACGTTTGGATTATCATCACACCATTTAAAACAATGACGTTCCCACATCGATCGAAATACAACTGCAGTATGATCACCTTTGTACTTCGATATGTTCTTCACCTTATACTTTCCAGAATATGCCATAAAACTTTATAAATAGTTGAAAGATTTTTTAGTATTTATTGGAAAAACTATGCCAAAATATCAATTTCCTTTATCCGATCAAGATGATTATAAAGGTAGAATTCTATTTACTACTATTATAGAAACACCTGCATCTATTGATCAGGCTGCGCTTGATCGTGTTGCAACTGCAGAAGGCGGAACAGAAAAATTTATGAGCCTCAGTAATTTGTTTACGAGTGCTTCTATTAATTCTGGATATGCTACTGCAGGAGAATCGGTAGCGTTATATCTTCCTGCGGCTCAGCAAGTACAAGATGCTGTGCAATTCGATAATATGGAAATGGGAATTCGCGGAGCAATGGGCTTAGATGCTATACAACGAGGAAGTTCTAGTGTAGCAGGTGCAGTAGGTGAAAGTATATTTGGCGGCGGAAGTATTTCTGAATTATTAAGTAATATGTCAAATCAAAGTGTAGCAAGAGTTGTTGCTGCAGAAGGCGCGCGAAGAGTAAATGAAAGAGCAGGAGGAGTTGTTTCTACTGCTACACAAACCGTAGCTAATCCAAATATTCGTGCAGTATTTAAATCGGTAAGACCAAGAGAACATACATTCTCATTTAAATTCCTACCACGTAATGCAAGAGAAGCTCAAGAAATTGGTAGTATCGTAAAGTTTTTTAGAAAAGAAGTATATCCAGAATCTATTGACGTGGGTCGTGTAAGTGTTGGATTTAAATTTCCAAACAAATTTGCAATACAAACTTTATATGGTGGCAAGAAGGTGGGTGCAGATTTACTTCCAAGTTATCTCACTTCTATGTCTACTAACTATAATGCCACATCGATGTCTTTCTATAGAGATGGACAATATTCAGAAATTGATATGACATTAACTATGCTAGAATTCAGAACTTTGTCAAAACAAGATGTAGAACTTGGATTTGATTTTTACGGAGATAATTATAGAAATTGGTGGGATTCTTTCCTTAGTGATATCGGGCTAGACCCAGATTGGTTTTAAAACATGTCAACATTTTTTCAAAATTTTCCTCAAATAGAATATTCATTTGGAAATAATCTTCCTGCAGTTTTATTTCAAAACTTAACTACATATGTAGATTTAATTGATAGAATTCGAGATAATGTATCGTTTTATCGTAAGTATTATATTTTAGAAGGTGATAGACCCGATCAGGTTTCGCACAAATTGTATGGAACAACTGATTATCATTGGACGTTTTTCTTATTAAATGATCATCTTCGATTGCAAGGCTGGCCATTAACTGAAACTGAATTAAAACACCTTGCAGAAGATGCTTTTCCAAATACAGTATTAACAACAGGTGATGAATTAACCGGAATATTTAAAGTTGGCCAAACTGTACGTGGTTCAACAAGTGGTACGACCGGAACAATTGCGCATCGCAATTTAGATCTTGGTCAAATTCATATCGAAGGATCTAAAACGTTTAATAATAGCGAAGTTATTACATCTCAAGTCGGGGAAGAGGTTCAGTCTGTACAACTTACACGAGCTATTGATGAAGTAAATGCTATTCGATATTATATAGACGGAGATGGTAATCCAAGTGATATAGATCCTTTAACAGATTCAGATGGATCTATATCTGCAGGTAGTTTAACTCCTATTACTAATATTGAATTTTATAGAGCAAGTAATGACGAATTAAAAGCAATATCAATTATTAGACCAGATGTAATCAGAGATGTAGTAAGAGATTTCGAAGAAGCATTATCATGAGTTATACACCTATCGATCCACACGAATATCGTCTGGAACAAGTTATTTTATCGACTCAAAGAAATAACCATTCTGTTGATGTAACTAAAACATTAGCAGAAATTGAAATATTCGAACATATTGAACGACCATATATTACAGGAACAGTTACGTTTACTGATAATGATCGTATTATAGAAATTATGGATTTTCAAGGTTGTGAATTCTGTGACATTAAATTAGGATTATATCAAAGTTCGCATAATGTCACGCGAAGATTTGTTGTACGAGAATTATTAAGCGTAGTGCCTTCAAGTGATACTACAGACGTTGTTACGCTTTCTCTTATTGATTATGATGCATATTATAATAGTTTAGTGAATGTGAATAAAACATATGATGGAACACCTGGAGATATTATCGATAAAATTTTATTTGATTCATTTCCGAATGGTACTAAACGTGTAATCAGATCTCAAGGCGGTGTAACATCTCAAGCAAGATCTGCAGATCTTTCATCTGAAATACCAGAGATAGCGGCAAGAGCACAAGCAGAAGCTAGGCAGTACGAATTACAAACGCAGATGCGTTACATTGTTCCGAATTTAAATCCTTTCGAAGCAATAAAGATTTTAGAACGTAGAGCAACTGCAAGGAACGGTTCTCCGTTTTATTGCTTTGCTACGTTTAAAGATAATGATTTAAGATTTTTTGATTTATATACAATGATTACTACTCCATCTCTTAATTCAAGCGATTCATTCATATATTCTCAACAAATGTCTCAAGGTTCTAGTCAACAAGGTGCAGATATGGCTAGATCTATTAGTAATATGACTACTTCTCAAGGAGAGAATACGCTTAAATATATTTTAAACGGAGATATAGGAACATTATACGAATATGCTGATACTACATTTCAAGTAGAAAACTTTATTGGATATGATTTACAAAAGACAATTCAAAATCTTTTAGGTCAAGATATGTATCCTACAGTTGATACAAGAACAACTTTTAATAATAAGTCATTATCAGAATATCGAGCACAAAGAAAATCAAGAATAGCACCAAGTAAAATATACGAAGGCGCATTAAAAAATTTATATGATGAAGAAGATGGCGCCAGACATTCCGCAAAAGCAGTGGCAGCAAGCTTAAGAAATATATTAACTAAATCGACGTTACAGATTACTGTACCTGGTTTACATACAATGCCTCAAGCTTCAGCACATAAAACAATTGGTAATGTAATTACTGTATTATCATTAGCAGGAGAAGATGGTTTAGCCGATAGAAAAAGAAGTGGCGATTATCTTGTATATGCTACGCGTCATAGATTTCTTCAAGAAAGATATTCTGCAGATATGAGTCTTGTTAAACTCGCAAATTATAGAGGTAATACAAAAGTTGGTAGTACTACAGGAGGCCAAGTAATCTAATGAATCATTATGGTGATAATTTTAGATGGTTTATTGGTGTTGTAGTAAACAACCTTGATCCGCTTGAACTTGGTCGAGTACAAGTAAGAATATTCGGTACGCATTCACGAGATCAACTATCAATTCCAAATGAAACGTTACCGTGGGCTACTGTGATCTCTCCTACAATATCCGGAGGAACATCTGGTATTGGTCCTATGCCTCAAATATTGCCTGGAGCCCAGGTAGTTGGTTTCTTTATGGACGGTAAAGGATCTCAGCTTCCGCTTATTCTTGGTTCTATACCTCATATTCAGATTCCATCTGAGCAACAATTACAACGTATGCAAAGTACAAGTATTGGATATGGTGTAGGACAAGTAGATCCTGCTCTTGCAAGAGCCGCAGGTCTTACTACACAAGGTTCATCTTCTGCTCCAAATACTCTTGGTAATGCCGCGAATGGTGCCGGAATTAGTAGTAATGCTTCGTATGCTATGAATTATTTCATATCAAGAGGTTGGTCTATTCAACAAGCCGCAGGTATTGTTGGTAACTTACAAGCCGAAAGCGGAAAGAATTTAAGTCTTTCAGCAGTTGGAGATGGTGGTAAAGCATTTGGTATCGCTCAATGGCATCCGAACAGAAGAACGGTTTATGAAAGAACATTTGGAAAACCTTGGGCTCAAACTTCTCTTGATGATCAGCTTGGATTTATACAATGGGAATTGAATAATAGTGATAATGTTTCTGGTAATTTAAACAAAAATGCCGGTGCTGCAATACGTAATTCTACAACTGTTTCACAAGCTGCTACGATATTCGATTCTCAATATGAAAGATCAAGTGGAGCACATCGTCAGAAGAGAATAGATAATGCCGAAGCCCTTTATATTGATTGGGTTTCTACGAGTGGAGGAGCTGGATAATGGTATCTTTTAATAGAGTTAATAGTACACTTTCTACATATCAACAAAGACTTTCAACTGCACCATTACAAGCTGCAGGTCAACAAGTATTAGGCGAATATCAAGCTGCATTAACTTCTCCGCTTGGTCAATCTGTAGGTCAAGTTGTAGGTGGTGTAGAATCATTAACAACTCTTGTAGACTATCCTGGCCAATTCGGAGATCAAATATTCGGTGCTGGTTTAACTAAATTAACTGAAGCTCTCGAAGGATTTGTAGACGATTTAACCGAAGATATTACTGATGCTTTCGAAGCAGTTGGTGGCGGCCATGCTAGTTTTACAGATGTTATAACAGCAATTGCAGCAATAGCAGCAGTTACAGGTTCAAATCCTGGCGGAAGTGGCAGAAACTTTTTATTAAGTATTTTTGGTGCTAGTTCTGCTCAAGCTATTCAAAATATGGCCGGTACTGCTACAGGAAAAAATCTTGCTCAAACAATTAGTATTGTGAAAGCGATACAAAGCGGCGGAGTACAAGGATTTATTGATAATGCATTTAAACAAGTAATCGGTCAAACTATTGGAACTGTAATTACTGAATTTAATAAAAAGGTTGATTTACAATTAGGAACTGCGATTGATAAAGTATTACAAGCAGTTGTTGATACGATTGATACTCCAATCTTTGGCGCGATCTTTGCTATTACAGGAGATCGTTTAAATACTGCAGAAATTAATAATGTATTAAATCTTATAAGTAACGGCAAATATGCAGAAGCAATATTAATTGTTTCTGGTGCTGCACCAGATATTCCTCTTGCAAATATTGAAAGTACGATTTATGGTTTAGATACAAAAATATCTACTCGTGTTACATATACTATGAATAACACTTTACCATCTTTTGATATTGGGTCTAATGCAGGAGGATGGGATTTTGAAAATACAAATACAGGTACGTCTACTGTTCCAAGTACAGGCTCTACTGGAAGCATACCGTTTAAATTTACACGAGTAGGTGGTAGTGATGAACTCGAAGCTGATTTCAGATCTGCTACTCGAGAAATTACTGAAACTGTTGTACATTGGACTGGAACTTATATTAACCAAGATATTGGAGCCGAAGATGTGCATCAATGGCATTTACAAAGAGGATGGTCTGGCTGTGGATACCATTATGTAATTCGTCGAGATGGTACAATAGAACGCGGAAGGCCTATTAATTTCCAAGGTGCACATGCACTGCAGAATGGTCATAATCAATTCAGTATCGGCGTTTCATTAGTTGGTG